ATGACGGAGGGGGGCTGTTTTTTTCATAGGCCCCCCCTATACTGTCAAAGCATTGTTAACCGATCAAGCAACTTTTTTAGTTAATTCGTTTCATTAACTTTTTCGTCAATTTTTGTTTCTCTTTTTACTTTCTTGTAAATGTTTCTGAAATCGTTTCGAATAATTTCGTCAATTGCTCTTTCCACTTCCAAATTGTTTTCTTCGTCAGAAAGTTGTGGGGATGTAAAAGCAACACGACCCAGATAGGCACAAGAATTGTAACCTTTTTCTATGTCAAAGAGAAACCACTTGTCAAACTGAGTAAACGGATCAAAAGGATTGTCAATTGTTGTTAGCGCAAACTCAGTTGTTGTGTTGGAATCTGTTTTACTCACTACAATTTTACTCCTTTCTTTTACGAATACTTCATTACTGTGCTAGTAGACACTCCTAGGGCATCGGCTATCTCAGAATTGGTGTAGCCAGAAGACTGCATTGCCTTAATCTTAGCCTGTTTAGCAGTACTCAACTGATTGGTAGTTCTAGGCGTTGCCAATACACGCACTTTGTCAATGTCAGCATTGTTTAAGATGGAGGTTAATTCACTAGGGGAGATTGCTCCTGCTTGAATGGCTTCCCACTCCTTTTCTGTTATTTCAACAGGAGTTCTTTTAGCCCCTACCCGGGCACGTGCATTAGTTAGGGCCTGCTGGGCTATCTTTTTTTCATCAGACTTCTTCATGTCAGGGTTCTCCTGTTTCTTAGCCTTAACTTCTGTATTAGCAATCAGCTGTGCCTGTCTCTCTTTGGGGGCGTTCATTTTAGCGTTGTTTAGCTTGGCCTTCAAAGAAGAAACTTGGGGGGCGTAAGTCTCTGCCGCAGATGGGTTACGCTTAACCTCTTTAGTATTAACCATCTCTTTTCTAGCCTGATTAGCCATGCTTTTCATGGTGTTGGCATAATTAGCATAAGCAATTTCGACGGGGGTATTCCTATCAGAGATGAGGGTACGGGCATCTTTAGTTTCTGCCATCTTTGTAGAGTCCTGCATACGGACTTTCGTTTTACCTTTTTTGTCGGTATAGGTCTCAACAACTTCTTTGTACTTAAGTTCTCCTGTTTCCTTGTCTATAGTAGGGGTACCTTTACGCTTTAATACCTGTTGTGGGGATTTGGCAGCAGAAATTAGGGTTGATGCTCCTTCATGATACTTACCATCTTCACCAATGTGTCCCTGATACTTCTTCTTAAGTGCTGGTATACCATTGTCTTTTTCAGACTGCTTGTAATCAAGGCCGTGTTTTTCAGCATCTATTACAACCATTGAGTGTTTTACTGCTCTAGCTAATTCTGGTTCAGGGGCGCCAAACAAATTCATGTCACTAATAAGGTTCGAAATTTTACCCATTTCTATCTGAGTATTTTTCATTTTCTTAAAAGTGCCTTCTGGTTTTCCGCCGTATTCCAGTTTAGGGTCGAATCCCTTTAAGTCTTCAAGTTCATGAGTGGAAGTGATTCTAACTTTACTTCTTGAACTATTGCAAGGTATTACCATTACAGTATCACCATCAAAGTCAGCACCTGATAATCGTTCTGCAACTTTGCTATTAATACCTATGGCATCCTTAGCGTTCTTCGTTAAAATATAATTGCCTTCTTTGTTCTTGTTGTTTACCTTAAGAATAGGGATTTCAAAAGTACCACCATGGGGGTATCTAATCAAAGCAACCGTCTCGCCGTCTTCGTAGTTAGGAGCGTAGACTTCATTGTCTTTAATTGATGTTAATGGTAATATAACTTGGTACTTCTGTCTTGGAAGAGCCGCTGCCTGTAAGTGAACAGCTGCTTTGTCACAGTCTTCGGCAAACGAACTAAGCAAAGCCTTCTTAACTGTTGGATTCGTCAAGGATATAATTTCGTCATACTCAGCTTGTTTGTCCTTGATTGATAAATCTAACTGTTTGTCAATCAACTGCTGAGGCTGCTTTGATAAGAACTGAGACGGAAGCTTTTTGGACCACTGTTCCCAATCGCCTTCTTCTCTTGTCTTATTGATAAGTGAAAGTTTTTTATTTCCATCTTTATCGTAATAATAAGACTGTCCTGGTTTCTTAGAGTAAATATAATTCGACTCTTCTCCCTCACCGTCAGGATCGTAAATTCCTTCTTTCAACAATGAACCAAATGGATTGTCTGGGTCATTCTTTATAGGTTTAAGAATGGTATTTCCTTTCGGACCGAGTACTGGAGTGTCTGAATTTTTGTTGGTGTTAAATATAATGTCTGTTCCTTCTGGCATATCGTCAGAGTAAACGGCCATTCCTTTCAGATAATGAGTTCCGTCGACAAGAATTCGAACCTGAGCATAATGAGAATCACCAAGGTCCAAATCTTCGACTCCTCGTCTGATTTCAATAACACCGTCTTTGTCTTTTCCGCCTTCATCAGCATAACGGATTTTCAATCTGCTTGAATCCATGCTTTCTGGATAAACGAATTTTGGATCGAAAGTTTCACCACCATCATGAGATATAATGTCTTCTGCTGGATTGTGAATGTTTTCGAAGTTGTAAATCTCTTTGTATTCTGTTCCTTTCGGACAAATTACCTTAACATTGGTCTGTTTGCCCTTATTAGTAACCTGAGGAATTCCGGCACCATAAAGAGGATAGCCTTCTAACTCTAGACGATATAATGCCTGATCAAGCATGGCTCTTGAAATTCCAAGCTGTTGCTCAATTCCAGCACCAACGTCAATCATACCTTTCTCTTCAATTAACTTTTTGAGAGATTCAGCAGTCTTTTCAGCCTGATTCATTCTAGCTTCGGAATCAGCGTTCAACAGAGACCTTATTGACGAGTCATTTTCATAACCCATAATTTTGGCAATCTCTGCTAAGCTCTTTCCATCAGCTCTAAGTGATTTGGCTCTATCGACTTCAAGTTTTCTTCTATCTGCCTTAGCAACAGAAAGCGCTGTTCTGTATTCGGTAGTACTCAATCCCAAAGATTTAGCAATTGCTAATTCACCAGTATAGGTGTTTCCATCTTCATCGGTGAAAATATAATTCGGGTCTGCTCTGAGTTCTTCTACTCTACTAAGAAAGTCGCCGCTATGCTGATAAGGGTTGTCACCAGAACCCCAAGGATAACGACCTGAACGTCTTTTAACACCGTAGTGTTCCATGGATTCCGAATCATCTCGTCCAGAATATAATCCTAAATCTTTAAGTATGACGTTCATAATCCGTTATTCCTCCTCAGTCTTTTTTATTTTGTTGATGACCTTATCAAAAGATATAATTTTGTCCATTATTGGAACAATGTCTTCTGCCGTTGGATTAGCAATAAGAATGTCGTTGTTCTGATAAAGTCTTAATTCCATTTCTATATTTCCAGGTTTGATTTTATACTCCAAACAGAAAAGAGCTGCATAAATTTCAAGCTGCTCCATATGTGCTGGAATAAGTCCGGTTTTCAAATCGTGTATTCTCAGAAAGTCATTTCTAAAAGAGATGGCATCTGCCGTCCCAAAACAATTGTCTGAAAAATATAATATTTGTTCCGGTTTCATTTTAAAGCCGATTGCATCATTGACATACATGTTCAAAGTCTTTCTTGACTTTGGAAGTTTCTGTCCCAACGAAATGCAATCAGCAGCGAAAGCGTGTAACACAGTTCCTCTTTGAGTTGCAAGGAACTTAGAATATAATTCTGCAACCTTCGCTTCGTCATAGTTAACCCAATGGTATTTGCTAGCTCCCAAGAAGGCATGCTGTCCTTCAAGGTTTGAATGCTTGTTGAATATCATTAAGAACTTCCTCCTTATTCTCTGGACAGATAAAAGCTGAATACGACATTCGATTCATCTTGTCCACGTAATAATCTTGGTTAGGTCTTTTTTTAGCATTCGCTGATTTCTTACATTCGAGAGCTGCCCACTTGTCTTCATACAAAACTAACAAGTCAGGAATGCCCTGAATATAATTTGGGTCATTCTTAACAACTACACAACCAGGGAATCGATTCTTCAATTCTTTAATCAATCCTGCTTGGAAGTCTCTTTCAAGTTTGCCCATAATTGAAAGCCCCCTAAAATATAAATCAAACAAAAAGAAAGAGAAAAGGCTTTGAATGCCAAAGTCGGCATTTTAACCTTCTCTCTTCATAAAAGGGCCTGTTTTTTTCGCGTGCTAAAAATATAATCGGTTTTGAGTGCTATTTTTGCTTGTGGTCAAAAACCCACTTTTTTTTGTCTATTTATATATATATTAAAACTTTTTATCACAATTAAATAGAAAAGTACCCGGACATTTGGCCACAAAATTTCAAAAACCCAGTAAATACGGGGGTTTCGAGAGATTTTTCGTGGCCAAATCCATGTTTTAAAAGTGGCCATTTGCCCACTTTTTTTGGCCAAAATGCACTTTTTACTTACCAAAAGTGATCAATTTTGAGTACGGTAATTGCTCAACCCACTTATAAAATGGCCACCACTCTTTAGAAGTGTCCAATTTTGCTCTGTAAATTTCAGCCAAAATATAATAATTCAGCATCACCGTTTTCTTGTAATTGTAGCAATTTGGAAGATTTTTGCTAATCTTATCGAGAGCTTCTTTCTTCAATTTTGCGTCTGCAACAGTTATGCCCTTTATCAAATACTGACGATAATCGTTAAGTCTGTCAATGGTTCTCATCAGTTTAGGAATGTCATCAGACGGCAATTCTTTCCAACTGAAGTCGTCCTTTTCAAAAGGCTTATTGTAAATATAATAGGAAGCGTGACGATGGCAAGCAGCGTAATTCTTCCTTCCTACAAACTTGTCAAATTCCTCCCACCAAGAGAAAGGTGCAGTAATATCAACATACACATTGATAAACTTTGGTGCACAATTGGTAACGCTGTTACGGTTCTTAATAAGTAATTTCAAATCTTCCTCCCCGAGGAAAAATTCGAAATCGGCAGTCAAGTCCGAGTTGGCATCTTCGAGATGCGTTTTGTAACTGTCGCTCTTTTCCCAACTTCCATCAATGTTACGGACGCCTTTTACAGCCTCCTCAAAACCAACAATCTTTGTGTTCTCTAATTTAATCATTATTAGATCTCCTTTCAAAAATATCAATTATCGTCGTCATTCAAAAACGAACTAACCAAAAGAATTAATCCTGAACCACCGGCACCTCCAGATACAAATCCGGAAATATAATCAAGAGGAACTCCGGTAAGCAACTTCAGAAATAAACCAATCTGAAGAGCCGTAACCAACAACACTAAAACGAATACCACCAATCTAAAAAGTACCCATTTGAAAATATCCTTAGGTGATTCTTTCTTCTTCATATTCCCTCCTAGTTAATACTCTTCAAGTCCTCCTCAAATATCCAAGGAATCTTGTATTCATATGCAACAGTCTTTTCAACTCGGCAACCAGGTGCTTCATTCCAGCCATCAGCAAATATAATTACGTCGGCTTCGTTCATCTTTCCGATAGAGTTGCCAAGCATCTCCAGACGAGAAAGAACGTTCGTATTACCTTCGCTAAGTCCTACTGGACTGACAATTTCTATGATGTCGTTTTTAAAGGCTTTCTTCAAAAGTTCCTTAACTTCTTCAACCTGCTTACGAATATCATTTACAGACCGTCCATTCATAGGAACGCTAATGAAAGCAAGAACCGGACGAGACTTTTCTCTTGCTCGTTTCGATATTCTTCTAATGTTGTTTTCAATTGAGTACATTATTAACCTCCAAAATATAAATTAGTTAAATTTAGCAAAAGCCGTTTGGTTAAACTTTTTCTTGTCTTTCAATGCTCTTGAAATGGCAAGGTCAATACCAGAACGACTTTTAAGATGGTAGAAATATAAATCTTCGAACGGAGTGTTTAATCTGTCAATTCTACCGCTTGACTGAACCATAATCTTGTAAGAGTAATTCTGTGAGTAAAATATAATGGTGTCAGTTAACACACAATTCCAACCTTCTGCTCCAGCATTGTACTGAACAAGGTAAACCCAACTATTACTCTCCGGAATTGGCTGATGTTTGTGTCCATTCCACTCTGCAATCTCAACTCCGGGACCATAGCTCAGAGACTTCAGAAGCTCCAATTCGTAGTCGTAATTGTAGAATATAATGACTCTGGGGTGTTTTTCAAAAACCTCTAAAACGGCAATCTGACGCGCCTCAGAGGTATTTACGACCTTCCTTAGAGCCTGACAGTAATCTGCGGCGTTTTCTAGAGGCTTTTCGTTCCAAATATCCCACCGATTTCGGGAAATGTCCTTGTATTTCTGTATGTCATAGCTTACAAAAATATCCTCGTGGTGAGAAACTGTCTTACGATTGAAGTTCATGTTGACAAGGATTCTGCTTCTCAATCGTATTAACCGACCAGTGTTAAAATATCTATCCACCTGGGGAAATTTTGAGAATCGTTTGTATACTACATGCTGCTGTATAAACTCTGAGCGATTCCTAAAATATCCATTAGCGATGAAGACTGGAACGTAATCCATCCAAGTGTCACCAGGAGTTGCAGAAAGTAATATCCATTCATTACCCCGGGCAATTTTTAGAAATGACTTTACCCAAGCTCCTTTGCCAACCACCCTTTGCTCGTCAAATATAAAGAAGGCATCCTTGACATCAGCATACTTTCCTATGTTATTCCACGAGTCAACTACGACTTTGTTGTTGTAGTAAGAAATATCCACGTCAGTTGATAGGAGAAAGTATGTCAATTCTCCTTCCCATTCCAACGTGTCTCTTTTTCTTGCTGTCGTGATGATATAAAGGTCTTTTGGGTTCTTCATTTTCACGTATTCATTACCGAGTTTTCCTCCGTTCTGAATATAATAGTAGGCAAGAGAGGTTCTGGACTTACCGCTGCCGACGCCACCGCAAAGAATACAACCTGTATGCATATTCTTTATAGCGTCTTCCTGGTAATCATAAAGTTTTACACCCGCCATTTCGGTTTCCCCTGTTTCTTCAATAAATCGATAAAGAATTTCTTGTCCTCCTCATTTAATGAAATATCAGTCCAATTGAAGTCTATTCCGTCTGAAGTAGGAGCAATCTCCACAAATGGATGCTTAGTATCGATACCTTCAATGTAATTCAGTTTCATTCTAAGACATCCACTGTCGACACATTCAGAATCTTCAAGAAAGCTTTTGTCAAAAACTTCCCTCGGTAAAATATAATAGACGTGAACCATCATTTCATATGGGACATAATGATGTTCTTCGTAAGAGATCTTATCGTAGAACTCCTTAAACCCTTCTTTTCTTAATCTATCAATCATCACTTTCACCTTTCATAAAAGGCTAGCAACCTGAGTCACTAGCCTTTCAAAAATATAATTACATGTCGAACGGAACCTCTTCAGGACCCTCGCTCTCTGCATACTTCTCAGCAAACTCATCCTCTTCGATGGTTACGTACATAGTCTTCAAATATCCTTTTATACCAGTCTTACCATTAACTTCCCAATGATAAGGTCTGATTGTGAGGTCAATGGTTCTAATCTCAGCATAGTCAAGACTGTCGATTGTGTCCTCGTCAAGCTGTACCTTAGATTTTCTTGTAATCATCACAACCTTTGGCGGTATTACGTCAAAACTAACTGCTACCTGAATATAATGGCGAGGTTCGTCATCCTCATCACGAGGAGCAAGGATTCTTACATTCCATCCTTCTTCCGAAAGCCTCTGTACATCTTCAGGACTTTCAATCAGTACACAGAAGTTACGACTTCCTGCACGGTTGTACTTTGATTCCTTTCCTGAAAAGTTTCTGAATAAGATGTGTGCATTTTCAATAATAATGTTATCGACTTTTTCGTAAGCCATGGTTAATCTCCTTTAAATATCATTATTAACAAACCATTCGAAATCTCCGTACTTAGAAATTGTGGCAACAGCCTCGTCTACCAAAATATCATAGTACTTGCGATTAATGGCGTCTTCCATTTTGTTGTTCTTTACGATTTCAGACTCAAACCATCTGTAACCCTTGGTTCCGGTTGCGGCATAATACTTTCCGTCTTTTTCACGAACGAGTATTCCGCCATTCACTCCGTCTACAACAGGTGTGAACTGTCCAACACGTCCGACGAAATGGTAGTCGTGTCCTTTGTCTACTTCCGGTTTGACTTCATTGTAGAGTTTCTCGAATGAAATATCACTCAAGAGACCTTTCTTGTAGTCACTTTCATACTTGGACAATTCTTTTTCTGCTGCCGATACGTCAGGCAGTCTTTCATTGAAGTCCAAATATAATGCTGAAGTGACTGACTTGGTTTCACACATGTCTTCAAACTGAATCGGTTCTTTACTGAACAGAGTCTTGAACACATATGGAACCTGGAACTGAGCACCTGTGGCAGTCCATTTACCGTCAGAATATCTAGCAATGTACACTGCATCGTTTACAAGACACATTCTTTCGTATGTAGCCTCGTGTTCAAATGAATATCCATACTTCTCACCAAAGTCCATAACGAACTGTATGATTTCTGGTGTTGCGTCTGGAATCTTTATCGAGTCTGTCTTAATATGTGCAACTGTGAAGCCTCTCTTCTGAACCTCGTGTTTAAGGTCAATCATGAAAAGTGCTCCACGTTTGGCAACAATGTTGTCCTTGTTACGAATATCACGGAACGGATTGTCAAAGTTTGCAGATGTAAGTCCGTATACAGAGTTTATGGCTGTCTTCAGAGCGTTTGCCAACTGCTTAGAAGACATTTCTCCGTTCTTGACTTTCTGAATATAAGGTCTGAGTTTGCCACCAAGTGCATTGTCAAGATTAGTCCAAGCTTCGTGCTTAATATCAACACGACCTTCTACTACATCTCTGAACGCTTCAGTGAACTCAACGCCAAACAGAACTTCTGCAATGGTGCTATGTGGATGCATTGAGGAAATATCAAGGAGTGCTACATTTGTATACATTCCCGGTTCGGCATAGACATAGCCACCTTCACCAACTTCTTCTCCTCTGTATGTCGACTTTCCGTTTTCATACTTGTATCCAGGGAAGTATGGTAAGTAACTTGGAATATCATTACCGTGTGTCGGAACAAATTTCTCATGCATCATCACCGGACAAGCCTTCTTAAGGAATCGCTCCATGTCTTTCGGAATATCTATAACAGGCTCTGCAAGGTTTCTGTAATTGAAACTGTCTTGTGGCTTACGGTTATCGCCAAATATAATTTTGGTAGTTAATGTGTTTGTTGTGTCATTAACTGTCATACCTGCCAAATCTGCCAGAATCTGTCTTGCTGTCCAGTCTGCCTTGAGATAGTTGAATGCTGCTTCTGTCGCAATTACGTCATTGTCACAATACTCTGCAACTTTAATCCATAATTCTTCAGGAACAGGCTGATCCCAAGGAAGTCCTAATTCCTGATGGTGTATTCCCATCTCGATTTCGAGCTTCTTAAGACTCTTTTTGTTTCCTGCCGATGCGAAATCGTAAATATCAGTGTACGAAATGTTGTATGCCTCACCAAAGAAACAATTAGCGCTTCCTGAGATTATTCTCTGTGACAGTTTGTATAACTGCTCGTTAGAATATCCCATAAGTCTTGCATACAGCATATGGTTATCGTATCGTCTACAATTGAATCCTACCAACCTGAACTTCAAAATATCTTCTATTTCTTGTGGTGTAGGATTAATCATTCTAACAACAGGCTTTCCTTCACCCTCAACTTTCCAATTCACTAAGAAAAGATTAGGAAAGACCTCTACATCATAAAATATCAATTTAGCGTCGTCATTATTGACACTAGAAGATGGCTCTGCAGACTTGAACTGCATCTTGTTTACTAACTTGATACAGTAATCTGCCTGGTGTGTACTGCTTGCAGCAAATGCCAATACGCCATTTCGCATATCGGTAACGTCATAAGGCATACCACTTTCGTATGCATCCTCTAATATCTTATAGATGAAGTCGACACTAGGCTTAGTACCTGGGTGAATCTCCTTATTGAGATTTCGTTTAATCAGTGTTCTAAGCCCTTTTTCGCTCTTTACTGTGTTCTGATTTACCATTTTTTCTCCTTTCATAGGTAGCCCAGAGCTGATAGTGGCAATTGGAATATCATTACACTTTGTAAGTTTCCTTCGAAGTGAGCTATTCCCAGTGAACACTTTCAATTCAATGTGATCATCTATAACACGACTTAGTTTAGAGACATCTCCCGTATAAATATAATGAAGATGAATGCCTGCTTCAGACTTAGAGAGTTCGGCATAAGTAGGTGGCCACTGACTTGCTGCCTCTAAATTCTTAGCGAAGCTCTTATTACCATCCTCATCTGGAATATCAAAGTCAATCACTATGTGGTTTTCTGGTACTTTTACATAATGAAGCTTTGAAGTGTCCAAAGAATCGAGAGTGGTCTTGACATTATCCCATTTCTTTAACGGTGAACCCTTGTCTGATGCATACTGAGCAATACAAGAAGCACAAACAGAATCGAAGATTGACTTTTGTACCTTAAAAGAAATATAATTACGTTTGGATGGTGTTTTGTCTTTCTTAACAGTGACGTCTTCGAATTTGTCTGCTTTGAATCCGCTGAAGTAGCTTCTTACTCTGGTTCCATCTTCTAAACTAAATCGCTCTTTATAGTCTCTAAAGTAATTCTTTAATTCTTCCTTGAAGATTCTCTGTGAGAAAGGATATCCAACTTTTGCCTCATTACAATAAGTCTTATACATTTCCCACGCTGCTTTAAGAGTTACTCCGTCCTCTTTCTTGAAAATATAAAAGGAGTCGATAACGAAATTGTAGAAGTCATTGGATGCTCCAAGCATTGAGATTGGAATATAATCGTCATATGCATTAGGGTCACTCAAATACACTTCTTTACAATGCCAAGCTATGGCACCTAATTCAAATGGTATCTGTTTCATTAAAGAACGATACTCCCTAATTCCGAGTTTGTTGCCAGTTGGTGAAATATCAATCAATCGTCTTATCAAACCAGACTTGGCATCAGTAATCTTTACAGGTTTATTGGTGCCCATAAACAAGAAACACTTAAATCTATTAGAATATGTAGACCTAAACTTCTCGTTAACGGTCATCAACTCATGAGACACCAAGCTGTTCAACCTTGTGTTATCTTCAATCCTTGACAAATCACCATCGTGCTGTATCGCAACTAACGGATTACTCTTAAAAGCTTCCAAAGCGAATGAGTTACTGGAAGAACCAAGACTCTTTGCGTCAAATACCGAATAATATCCATCAAACAGCATCTGAATAATGTTCAATACTGTGGATTTACCAGTTCCTGCAGCACCATAAAGCACTGCGAACTTCTGAATCTTCTTCGAATCTCCGGTTACTATCGAACCAATAGCCCATTCAATCTTTTTTCTTTCTTCTTCAGAATATAAAGTTGACATCAATTTGTCATAAGCAGTGATGTCACCTGCTTCTAATGGATAGTTAAGTGATTTACTAGCGTAATCTTTTTTACTCGTTTTTGTATTTGAAAATATCAATTTCTCGTCCAACATATGGAATGAGTCTCTCATCTGTTTCTGACAATACTTATGCCAAGTATCAATCATTCCAGATTCGGCATCCCACATATGAAGGACTTTAGTATTAGAGTCAAAACGAGAACTATTCTCTTTTGCATATCGATCAAGTTCGGAATCTATCAATTGAAGTGCATCTTGTTCGTCTGTCGACCAGATTCCTTTTTCCTCAATCCATATTGCATAGAAATCCCCGCCTCGAATCATTAGATCAGAGCTTTTCTTGATGATAAACTTAGGATATATTTCAATAACACCGCGCTTTGTCGAACGTGTTGAAATCATAAGAAAATCAATCATTTAAACTCTAATCTCCTTTCTGTTTCCTCGTTCGTCGGTCTATCAAAATAAGTCTTTTATCACACATTGCACTTCTCCTTTCAAATATAAATGCTGCACCTTACTCCTCAGAACTCAAATACCACATCATCTGTGTCCATATGTCCACGTCTCTTAAGTCGTGCGGACAATTCGGTAAGAATATCAATCCGCCCTTACCGTTTGGTTCATAGTCTCGTTTGAGGAATCGTTCTATTATGTCGTCCACAATACGAATATCAAAGTTGAGGTCGTTCATTGGACCTAAACCAAGATTGACAATCATGTTCCAAAACCACTGACCTGTTCTGTCTCCGATGGTATCGTTAGTCATTATCTGTTCTTCGCATCTATATGCCAACGCAATCATCATCTCCAAAACACTACAAGGTTCCTCAAAGAACTCATCTCCCAATGGAATATCAATCCCCTCTTCATATAGGAATCTACGTCTGAAGTAGACACCATCGACAAGACGATTTTCATCCATTGGAAGAATATAATAGAACTCGATTTGATGTAGGTGCGCTAATAATTTCTTATACGAAGCATTTTTTAACTTAAAATCGCTTACAAGATTACACATCCACTTAAAATATCTATTATTCAGTTCTAGTTTTGTCATTTACTCCTCCGTATCCACGTGAAGATACGGCTTTTCTTTTGCTATGTAGTCCTTATAGTTTCTTGTGTCCATAAGGATTTCATAATCAACCATCTTTCGGTCATCTCTAACATAGACTGAATCGTCCTCATACTCTCCAAAATGATTAAGAGCATCTGAACCAACGATTTCGTCTACATCCTCAATGACTTCATCAGTGTCATCGGCAAGAGTTCCGTCTGCAAAATATGTAAGACTAATCTTTTCATAGTCATACATCTCTCCAAATTCCTCAGGAGATATCACATAAGGTTCTTCGACATCATCCTCAACGTTTGAAGAATCAGTCTTAATATCAACAACTGATGAATAATTAGTGTACTTTTCGTCACTGAGTTTTGCCGCATACTCCATAATGTCTGGTTTGTGTACTGCCTTCTCTGCCAAAATATCATTCTCCTTATCCGGATTTTCAATTGTTTCGTCACTTACTTTTTTGTTTGCAAAGGCTTCTTTCACGGAATCAATTTCTTCCTGAATTATTGATTCGTACTTCATTGATGTGATTTTCCACGCTGCCAATGCTCCAATAGAAGCGCCGGCAACAAAATATAAAACTTTATTCATTTGTTTTTACCTTTCACAATGGTGTTACTCCTAGGCAACCGGATTACCGATTACCCAGGCGTAGTCAAAAATATCACGTGGACTTCCACTGCCTATCCAAGATAGACTTTGTAGTCACATTTTCTCCCAAATGTTACCGTCAACATTGAAATCGAGAAGAATTGTTGCTTCATAACCGTTTACGAAGTCTCTAGCCTTTGGATCCCCAATGTTGTAGATACCAAAATCGATGTAATTGTCACCAATTGGATTCTTTTCGTCGTAAATCCAACCAACAACCTGTCCTGCCTTGGTCTTAGGAATGCCAAGTGCCTCGTAAACATCATTTAGGAACACGTAACCTTCTACTTTAAGTTTATTATTGAAGTAGTTCTGCTGTCCTCTGAGAAAAGCAAGGTTCAGTTCTGGGTTCTTTTCCCAATTTGTGTTTCCACAATCGAAGAACTTTGCATAAGGACTATACTTCGAAATATCATAGTCATCGTGAGGGTCAACAGTTACAGTCTTTAATGTTTTTACTGTCTTTTCTTTGCCTTTCGCATCGACAGTCTTCTCTTCAACCTCTACTTCTTTGAGGTTATAGCGAACCTGTTTCTCAACTTCTTCGCCAAATCTGTCTGCAACACGCTGTCTGTATGACTTGAAAGACTTGTCTACTGCTGTATAAGCGGCTGTAAGTGCTGCATTTCTCTTAAGGTGAATCTTGTTACCGGCAAGAATTGCTGTAATTGATACTGCACCTACGGCAATTGCAGGACCATAAAGCTTTACAAACTTTCCTGCTGTCTGAATATAAACAATAGTTGTGTCTTTCTTAGCGTCTTTCTCTGTGTACTCTTCCTTTTTGGATTCGTCCGCAGCAACTTCGTGAATCTTATCAAGATTCTCCTTTGTTTCCTCAAGAATATCATTAACCTTGAGAGTTGCTTTACAAGCCATAACTCCACTCGTTACGACACCAATAACTCCACCAACGATGAGGAGTTCTGGACTGTGCTTCTTGCAGCTAAATATCAATTTAGAACCGCTCTTTTTAATAGCATTCAATGCTTTCATTTTTATTTGTTCTCCTTTTCAATAATATCAATGTGATCGATTAGATGCTGGATGTACCACATAGCCTTTTTTAAGTCCTGTTTGCCGTTCTTATTCTTCCAACGACAGAGATACTTCAATGCGTTACCGGTACAAACCGCCTCTATGCCCTTTAAGTCGAAAGTAAAAGCATCTATTACGTCAATTACTTCTAATCCAGTCTCTGACTGGTAATGTGATGGATGTGACACCATTACGTCATCTGATTCATACATGATAAATATCAATTCCTCTCATTAATTAATCGGTAATGCTCTTGGCAGTTTGAGTAAATATCCATCTCTACCCCTAACAACCTGAGCGCTACGAATGTTTGTCCATCCATACTTATTGATTGTGTAGTTGGATGTTGAAATATCCGCCAAATCATACAAGTCTCCAACGCTTACAACACCAAACTGAGACAAAATATCTTCCATAGCAGACAATACTGCTTCGGCATCACCCCTGGACGAGAATACGATATTGTCGTAATCGAATGCTGTTCTTGCAGTACTGCTAAGATTCCTGTCGTTCTTGTCGTCGTAGTAGCTTCTATAAGAAATTTTAGAAGCTGTTGTCTTCTTTGGTGCACCTGTTTCTCCATAGAAGAACATGTCTGCAGCGCCAGTCGCAATATCATGTAGCGCTTTCTTTATTGCCGGAACCAACACATCCATGAAAATATAAGACTTAACGTTTGCGGCGTCTTCAGCAACTATCACGTCTTTTAATTTGTGAAGTCCACTCTTCTTTGTAGTCTTAACTTCTCCGGATACTACAGCCTCGTGTTTCTTTTCATGAGTATCCTCTGTTGGTTTTGGCATAATTTCTTTAGATTTGTGTGAGTTTGAAGTGTAATCTTCCAAAATTAGACCTCCTTTAAAATATAAAAGGGACCCTGTTTGATTCACAGAGCCCCTCTATTGTTTACATCAATCTTCGATAGTCGAACCGTGGTTCCACTAAGTAATCCAACACAATGCACGGTTGATTATTATCCGCAATCATTGTACTGAAGTTGGTATCTATGTACCCACTGTCAATGTTCCATCCTAATTCGTCACCAATTTTCACTGGTGGCAATCCAAGTTCTGATAGGAATTCATTTAACGACACAAACATCTCGTCTCGCATCTGTCTGTTGATGTCATTAACAACTTTCCTGACTTTCTCAATGTCAGACCTAAAATATCTTCCTGTTACTGCATCGTAGAATAACGCTGATCCATTTCCCGTGATAAATATCTCGGAATTAGACGCTGAAGTTGCATTCACTTTCTCTTTTGCAACCTCATCTTTAACTTCTGTCATCTTCTTCTCGCTTAATTTCTCGGATACTTTCTCCTTATAAGCCTTGAATGTGGAATCTGACAATGCGTATGCCGCTGCCAACGCTGCATTTCTCTTAAGACTTATCTTCGTAGAACCTACGAGACACGCTACAGAGAGTACACATGTTGTTGCGGTTGGAATATAACACTTCCAAGTAGTCTTAATGACTTCCTTCTTTGTTAAAGTGTCATCTTTAACTTCTTTTTTCTTCTCATCAAGCAATTTCATTGCCTTCGGAGTGGCTTTTACTGCCAGAACGGTAGAGGATATCATACCAGTAATACCGATGGCCGTAAGAATCTCTGGACTGTGTGTCACTACAGTGCTCTTTACTGCCTTGAAAATATCATTAAATTTCACGTGCATCGATAACCCCCCTTCCTTCTTTCAAATCTTCAATTTCTTCCTCAAGTTTGTTTAACCGTACCTTAGTTACAATCAGTGAAACGCCCATAAATATCAACGCAATGCCGTGTCTGTTTGTCACTTTAGCGTTTTTGTTCACTACTTTTGCCAGAGAGACCATATTGTGGTCTAATCTCGGAATCTGGTACATCAAATCTCTAACGATCATGTCCATAAAGTTTCTCCTTTCAAGAAAAAAAAATATAAAATGGGAAATGTGTCTTTCCATAATAGAGTCTGTTTATTTCGCGCGAAACAAAAAGAAAAGGAAAACCACTCGTTTGAGTGGCCTTCCTCTTGAAATCCTTAATTAATTACTCATCTGCTTTCTCGAATTCATCATTTTCGTCATACAGATAATCGTCTTCGTTAGTTTCTTCCTTAGAATCCTTCTTTTTACGATTCTTGAAGAATCCAATAAGCTTCTTTGCTCCAGGTATTATAACCTTTTCAGTGATTAGCTTTCCAGCAGCTGCTCCGCCGCCAATTAAAGCTCCCAAACCGAAAACCTCTAATGCTGTACCAAATCCAGCTTTTTCTTCTTCCTGCTCGTTTACAGTTGTTTCCTCAGTTGCTACTTCGTTTTCGATTTTCATTTCTTCCATGATAAATCTCCTTTCTAAAATATAAATTGTTAATTAGTTTAAGTGGATTTCTCCATAATAGGGCGTGTAAATTTCGCGTATTATCGCGTATTATCGGTCTTTCAAGAACTCCGGAGTTGGTGGTGTTTGAGCATCAATTACAATACACTCCAATCCATCATCCAACTGTGAACGGAAATTGATGAAATCAATCCAATAATAGTCGCCATCTGAATTCGTCCACCCTATTGTTTCACCAATATCAGTGTGCTCTAATCCCAAAAAGTCATAAAAGTCGTTTACCGAAGGTATCCATCCAAGACAGAAATTCCTATTTAGATGGTATTCCGCCAATAACACCTTTGACAAAGTAGACTCAAAATATCTTTTTGAGAAACTGTCATAAAAGAGTATTGTTTCTTCGGGAATGTCCGAGAAATCATCAAAGACTACTTCACACATACTTTCGTGAGAAATGCTAGTGTCTTTAGCCTTCTCAATCTGAATCTCGTTAATAATCTTCTGATGAGTCTCCTCTCCGCAAATATCTTTTACTTTGTTGACGTATTCCTTATGTGTCTCATTCAATAATGCGTATGCACTAGTTAATAAAGCTTGCTGACGCTTATTAAACGAATGAGAACCAAAAATACACACAATTGTTCCAGCACCAATCAATACTGTTGGAATATAAATAGGCGCTGCTATTTTGGCTTTTTCAAACTTAGTTAATTCCGCATCTGAAATATCACTAAGCTTCTTTTCTGCTTTAAGCGTAGCTTTAGAGGCTGCCAGTGCGGTAAATATCACACCAGCAGCTCCAGCAACACTCAATATGAGTGATTTGTTCATTATTCCTCCTTTTCTTTAGCGATTTTATCGGCTGCCTGCTTCATGTTTACCCAAGCGATGATTTCACCACGACACTCTTCGCACATATCTAACTTTTCGCCGTCTTTAATCAGATTGTACGAAAAGTGTTTTGATGTTTCTTTCGTTTTGGCACCACAAATATCACAGAATCGTACTAACATTTTATACCTCCTTTCTATAATCCAAGTCTCTTTGCTAATGCATCATCAATAGCATCCAAAATATCATCAGGAAGATAAGCCACATCTTCTGTGAATCGAAATCTGTCAAGGTAAGTCAATCTGTCGACGCTTACACACCATTTGTTTGAAAGGCGAAAAACGTCGTCATAAGCATCGTTATAGTTATCCCTTAAGAAGGTTCCAAGAATATACTTGTTTGAACCCATCTCATCAGACGAGAGTGCCAAATATAAATGTGGTGGATCGTTCGGATACCGTTTATCTATCGCTTTATAGATGTGTCCCTTACGAGTAACGACCTTTCCAAACTCATCAAAAATGGTTTCCGGTTTCTTAGGTTTTGGCGCTTCCGGTTCTGTCTCATGAATGAGAAAATCCTCCTTGATAATATCTTTATAAATCGTCATAATGTTCTTGTAAGCGGCAAGTCTTAGACGATTTATTGTCCTAGCATTTGAGAAATACGAATGATTGTATCCCAACTCATCGGTAATTTCGCAAAGCGTGATGCCGTTTTTACGTGCCCAAGTGTAAAAAGCATCAAAGTCAAAGTTAACAATCATTCTTCCATCAAGTTTCATTCTGTTTGTTTCCATTTTTAAGATCTCCTTTTCTATTGCGTCTGTCATCTAAATATCCATGTCTATCATAAGTCTTCCTCGTCATCATATCTGGTCATATAGCCCATTCCACAACCAAATATCAGTGCCGAGATTCCAAATGCCACTAACCAAGCAATTGGATGGTCGTCAAAGTCGATAGCCATAAGTGTTACCATAAAAAGAAAAGCCACCACAGTAATAGTAGTAACGGCAGCTTCAATAATTCTTACTGACAAAGCCTTTTTGTCATTTGCGTGATCCCTGTAATATCTTTCTTTGTATGTCATTTCTTTACTCCTCAACCATAAATATCTTTCCACACAATGTTACTTTAATACCAGCGCCATATCCGAGACGCTTCTTGAACTGGTATTCGAGGTTCGAACGTGCCTTATTCTCTGAAACAGCCATAGTTTCTCCGACCCACCAATGGGACACGATAACTCCAAACTTCTTAACCGGTCCTTCATAACGGTATTTATGCATTTTTCTCCTTTCTAGCAGATGTGTTCTGCTTTATCGATTTTCTTCAAAATATCTTCCAAGTCCATGTTCTTGGGAGCTTCTATCCGCAACCAATTACATTTATGGTCGTTTGCTGTTCTACGATTTTCGACTGTACGATACATTCTTGATCCTTCCTCTGATCGCAATCTACTTTTCTGGTCCTTTGAATCTTCCATGGCATTTTACCCCTTTTTAAATATCAATTTCTTGAAATCCTCCTGACTCATATCAGCATCTAAATCCAGATGCACTTTTACTCTACCGTCATTTGTAGTCACGACAATGTTGTTAATTGAAATATCAATGTCGTAACCAAGCTTTTTTCTAATTGTCCGTCCGAACAACTTTGAAATTATTCCTGTTGAAAATGCAGAATCAAACTTCATTATGTCCATCGTCAACTCCTATTTTTTATTTTTAGAATAGCTTTCATAAATATCCATAGTAGCCTCCACATCGTTCTGACAATACCTTTTCTCTTCTTGAGATAATACGGCATGTCCTCTTTCCGGTAAGCGACCTTTGTAAATATCATCCAGAAGGTATTTCTCGCATCCTAAAAAGTGAATTAAGATTGCACCATTTTTGAGTTCCATGATTTCGAACATACTATTGCGAGGATCAAAGTTGTTGAAATGCCAACCTGCAAGTGCTTGATTTGCTTTCATTTGAATATCAAAACGACGAAGCACATCGGCAAGAGTTATGAAACATCCGTTATTAACGAGTTCCAAACGTAACTGATCCTCGGCATAAACAATATATCCTCTGTTTGCTTCGGAACATTTCGGTCTGAATTTAGAACTAGACTTATCAAATAATGCAAAGTCCCATCTTTCCAGTAACATTTCTTTCTTTAAAATATCAGCCATTCTTACACCTCCATCTTTGCGCCACACATTGGACAATAATTGTAGCGTTCCCCATGCAGTTCGTTAATATCAATGCCAAAATCACAATTAGAGCACCATTCAAGAGTAACTAAACCACTTGGTATTAAATCATGTTTCTCACAATATTCTTTGTGACTTAGCCACCGTCCTGTCTTTGGCTTTTCTTCTAATGTCTTAATCGCAATTTTTAATGCTTCATCATAATCTGAAGCATTAATATCTTCCACATACCAAGGAATATTGTATTCATTTTTAATATCTATCAATTCTTCCTCAAATCCGATTAGATCGCCTAACAGTTCTATTGCCCTTTTGTTATCCATCATTTCTTCCTCCTAAAATATAACCAAGCACAATACCTAACAATGTTCCAATAATAGCAATCATGATTATTCCTCGCTTTCTGCCTTATCTGCTTTTATGATTATTCCGTTCGTTTCATTGATAAAGTATTCAATATTACTACGGGTTACTTCATCCAATGCATCGTTCCCAAAATAATCAAATAAAGCATCCACATCAATCAACCTTCCGTGACCTTTCGGAAGCGGTGTGCCCCAGGCGATATAAGATTCTGGGCAACTTCCTCTTCTTTTTCTCCAAGTATTTTTAATATGCTCATATACATTTTCAGGTATATCAATTACTACTTGCATTTATTCCTCACTTTCCGCTTCTTTATGAACTGGCATCCATTCTTGAAGATCGTCCAAACATTCATCACAAAAATCCAAACAATGAGTCGAATCACACACTTGAAATTTGTTATCTCGTATACGTTTCCTATTTTGGTCGTATGTAAGTTCGTAAAATTTACCACATCTATCGCATTTATATGCTTTCATTATTAGATCTCCTTTCAAATATAAAAAATAGGAGCCCTTGTTAGGACTCCTCTTCTGTGTTTTCGGTATTCACCAAGTTAAGTTCTTTTAGTCTTTCGTCTAACTGTGTCTCGACTTCAGTTTTAATTGCTCTTGTTTCAGCGTATCCTGAAATAATAGTTCCAAGTAAAGTCAAACCCGCAGTTATAAGTCTAAATTTGTTGCTCATTGTTTATACCTCCTTTCCATTAGAGAGATTGTTTTGTTCGCGTACTAATCTCCTTCCACACATTGGACAATAATTAATTTTAATTGTACTTTTGCAAATTTCGTCGCAACTACTATCATCAACATACAGCTCGAGTTTATTGTAACAATTGATGAATACATTAATATCAAGTAAATCGATTCCGTGTTCAAATTTTACTTTACCCAGAAGTAAACCATCATTACCACAACCAGCTGATTCGCTACAGTATTCACATCCTTCCATAATATCAATCCTCCTCTTCTGTGTTTATTAAAATCTGCTTCTGCATCCTTTTCTTCATAATCAATTTGATTACCTTATTGGCTAAAGCGACAATTCCGCAAGACACAATACCAATAATAAAACCTTTTGCTACGCCATAGCAATAACAATCCTCTACACCTGGTATTACAATGTCCGGATTGAAATCGCTCTCTGCCAAGTCATCAATTGTGTTACTAACATACTTTGGATAACTCATAATAAATCTCCTTTCAAAAATAAAAAAGAGCCCCACTTAGGACTCTAAAAAAAAATAAAGAGGACGAGCCGGGTGGACTCGAACCACCTCTTATTGGCCACGCAGCATTTCAGCCCAACTTTACCCGTTCCGGTTCCAATAAGAATTCTTCCTAAGCGGATTTCCTCTCCTCTCACTATATAACTTGTAAATTTCGCGTGGAAGAAAAAATAAAGAGACTGCGGGAATTGAACCCTGCTGACCCATTACTTAATGGGATCTACTCAGCTATGTTTATAGTTTTCGATATTTCTTCGCCACCAGGCGTCTCTCATAATAATACTTGTAAATTTCGCGTAAAAAAAAAAGAGCCCTTGTTTAGGACTCTTCTTTTTCGAGTTTTCTCGCTCTTGCTTTTATGCGCTCCCATTCGTGATACTTACTACCTCTAAAGCCTTTTTCTGTGCCATTATTACAATGACGTCCTGATACTATAACAAAATTACCTTCTGGACGTTCCATTAAATAAAAATCTTCGTCTTTTAGTTCTTTATTTGTTAAAAGATCGGTCGCAATTAATAATGCGTTTCTTTTAGATTTAAACTCTATATAGTAATATTTACCGTGAAATTCTTTAATCATAAGCGATACCTCCTTTCTATAAAGGAAGCTGTTTTTATTGCGCAAAAAGAAGAGTCCTTGTTAGGACTCCTCCTCGTTTTAAACCTCACCATTTTAGGTTATTTTTTTCGTATTCTCTAAGATCTTTAGCGAATTGTTGTGTTAACTTTTTTTGTAATCGATCCATTTGTTCCTCTTCTTTCTTTCGTTCCGAACGCCTAATTCTCGATAATACAAGTCCTGTTATAATACTAGCGCCAATCATACTTAAAGTTTTTGTGTTCATAATATACCTCCTTTATGGTAAATAGTTTTTGTTTCATAAAGGAAGTTGTTTTCTTCGCGTATCCAATCCGGAGAAAAACGAAAAGGGCTTGTTTGTAAAGCCCAATTCGTTCTTAGGAAAATATCATTTAATTATTTGACTTTCATTCCTTTGTTTACTAATGTCTTAAGAAAGAAGCTAGATACTGCACCAGTTTCTTCGAACTTTAATCCTGTCTTAAACATGATAATCGTTGTCAATGTCGATACTCCGACACCCACTAAAGATGTTATCAACTTGTTTCTTTCTGCTTTCTTTTCATTCTCAAGTCGGATCTTTTCTGCTCCTTTTTGACTCTTTTTAAGTTCTTTATCTGCTTCTGCATCCTCTTTCTGAGTCTTTTTAAGCTCGATGTCCGCTTCAGCCTTATCTGCTGAAATATCAAGTTCATACAATTTAGCGAGTCTATCGCAAATCGCCATGTACTCCTCATCACCAGGTTCAAGATCGGATAATCGTTCCAATAATCTGGCAACCTCGTTTTCTAACATTTCTTTGTTTTTGTTCATAAGTACAAATCTCCTTTCGTTAAATAATTTTATGGGTTTCTCCCATAATAGGAAAAGTTTTAATCGCGCATGTAATCTTCATCAATGACTTTGAACGTTATGTATTTGTGTTTTGGTATGGCTCTTAAATCCGCATCGGAAACTTCCAAAAATATATATGGTTCACCAGTGGATCTATCGATTCTAAGATTTCCATATGTAACATGTACTGTGAACAATGAACTAAGTATCCATACAATTAACACTCCCACGATAATACCAAGGAAAAAGTATCCGCCCATATCTAATCCTCCTTTCTATAAAATATCACAAAAAAAGAAAGAGTCCTTGTTAGGACTCCTCCTCTTCTGTAAAATCGTAAACAATTTCGCCTTTCTCATTAATTGTAAAATCTTCTTTATCCCAATTGAAAGCTTTTTTACATACGTGCTGTGTAATCTTGCAACCTATAAATGCTCCTTCTAATCTAAGGGCTGCGTGTGTTACAATGCCTAATGCTAATGCTGTTCCAAGTGCCATAATAATATCTCCTTTCGTGTGAGAAATAGTCTTTTGTTTCCATAATAGAATGTGTTTTTTTCGCGTAAAAAAAAGAAGAGTCCTTGTTTAGAACTCCTCCTTTTAGATTAACGTTTTGAAACTCCTTCTTGAAGTGTACAAATCCATTTGTAAAGTTCTTGCGATTTTGCTTCTTCATTGTCTTCCGTTAAAATATTAGTCATAGAATCGAATTTTTCGTAAACATCATTAAATCCCATTACATCTAAGAAATCATTTGTGATGTCGACGCAATCGTAGATATGAATCTTATTACCATTACTTTCTATCGTCTTCATAATTCTGTCTCTTTCATTTCTAAATTTAACTTTATTTTGTTCATTTACTTCAAAACTCTTAAGAATTTTGTCTTGAAGACTCCGAACTTCCTTAGCTCCTAAAAATGTTGCTATAGTTCCAGATATTATCGACAAGTAAGTTTCGGTTTTCATTATACTATCGTTGTCTACAGTTGTTGATTTCTTTTTGTTCTTTTCGATTTTGTTTTTTAATTCGAAAAATCCGTGAACACCAAGACTTAATCCCGGTAAACCTCTTACTGCAAAAAGCACTAAATTCCTTTTTTTCATAATTAATATCTCCTTTCTTATAGAAAAAGTTTATTAGTTTCTCCATAAGATAGAATGTTTTTAACGCGCAAAAAGAAGAGTCCTTGTTTAGGACTCCTCCTCTTTGTTAACTGATTCTTTGTCAATATCTTTTAATAATTCTGCTACATCTTTTGACAATTCCTCTGCAAGTGTGCCCATGAGTCTAGCTCGATCCTCTGGAGTGATGTTGAATTCATTATCGATGAATGCTTGTAATCCCGTGAAGAATGCCATGATGAAATACTTATCATCTTTGTTCTTCTGTAAAAGATCGTAAACCTCTTCTTTCAAGAAATGACTTCCATTCTCCTTTACTATGTTGCTAGTCGCCATAAATACCTTAATATCTTTTGTCATAATGCTACCTCCTTTAGATAGTGATAAAGTTTATTGTTTCATAAAGGAAGTTGTTTAAAACGCGTAGAAAAAATAAAAAGAGAACGGAGGATTCGAACCTCCACTTCAAATTTCTTTGCTGCTGACCCATCAGCTGATTCTCTCATAATACAACTTGTAAATTTCGCGTGAAAAAGAAGAGTCCTTGTTAGGACTCCTCATCTTTTTTTTTAAATAACTTCTTGGTAAAAGTGTCCATCGTATGATACGGTATGTGTGTAAATAGTATACAATGTGTAAGTATTCCCGTTAATGCTGAACTGATCTTTAATTCGTTCGCCTATAATATTTACAAGATCGTCCATGTAACCATCTACCCTCACCACTTTAACATTCTCGCAATTATACAAATTCATATTGTCTAAATTGTCTATAAATGTTTTAAGTACTTTAGGTAATGCCAACATTTCTTTTGCTAAATATCTAGCTTGAACTGCTGTGCAACCAGTTTTTGCTTTTATTAGTTTCCTTAATTCTTGATAATTCATTTTTTGCTCCTTTCATTTATGTGACACTGTTGTCATAAAGGAAGTTGTTTAAAACGCGCAAAAAATAAAATAGAATGTAGGAGTAGCGTGTAGAAGTAGCATGGACTAGCCTTTTACTACTTCTACAGCCTCCTAATTAAGGGATTATATAAGGATTTTACATGAAAGCTATTTCTTAATCACATAACTTCCGTGAATGTAATGAGTAAAACCAGGCGCTACGCCACCGGAAAGAATGTGAAGTTTGTCGCCAATGATTCTTGAACCGCCTGGACCATAAGAACCACCGCCATAAAACATTGCTGGAAAATTGATTGTTTCATTCTCAGCTTCCGGAACTGGAAGACCTTCAATTGCTTCATAAGGAGCTGCTGAGCCACCAGCAGTTGCTTCGTAGATAATATCAATGTAAGCAACACCATCTTTTTCATATGAATTATTTATAATGGTCGCTGCAGTTACAGAACCGGTTGTCTTTGCTTTAATGGTGTCGATTTTTGTAGCTTCGCTACTTCCGCCACCCTGATTAATCTTATCGGCGATTTTATCCATGTACTCTTCTTTTCGAGTAATCGGCTCTGGTGTGGAAATATCTTCACCACTCATCTTTGCCAAGAACACTTCTTCTCTTGTTAAAGGTTCCATTTTGAATCCTCCTCTTATAAATCATTAAGGCCTTTTGTCCAGGTGGCCTGACCGACTACTCCGTCCGCAGTAAGTCCGTGCTTCGTCTGCCAATCTTTAGTGGCTTTTTCAGTTTTTTCATCAAAGACTGCTGTGGATGTTATGTCAAGAATTGACTGCCATACTCTTACAGCTCTGTTTTTGCTTCCCAACTTGATTATTGGCATTGTGCATGATACGGCTACTTCATTTGATGAAATTGCGTATCCATTGAATCCACCAGCTTTGATGTAAGATGGGTAGTACACATAAGAAATATCCATATCGACATTTCCACTGATACCGCTTACTCTGCCTGTGGATGAATACTGCCACATTCCATAAGAGCCTTTGTATGAGCATTTACTTGCATACTGAGCAACCCAAATTGGGTACTTTCCTATGACTTTGTTATCAAGTCCGGATAACGGAGACTTACTCATGTAAATTCCGCCATACCACTTTTTAGCAAACATACCGTCACACCATGCACAAATTATGTTCTGTATAGTTGCTTTGGACGACGATAAAGCATCTCCCTCAATATCAAGGAAAATCGGGTAGTCAAATTTCTTGCCTTTGATAACATTTATACATGCGTTCATTTCAGCCTGTACTTCTGCAACACTTTTAGCGTGTGTATACCAGTAAGCGCCAACAGAAAGACCGGCAGCAGTGGCATCTTTGTAATACTGCTCGAACTTGGAATCTGCAAAATTCTTTTCTCCAGCTTTAATGATTACAAACTGGATTCCGTCAGCTTTGACTTTGTTAAAGTCCACATTTCCCTGCCACTTCGAAATATCAATTCCTTTGAATGTCGCCATCGAGATTTTCCTTTCTATAATTTGATGATGAGATGCCAATCAAAGCACCTAAAAACACTGTTATGGCCCCCATAGTAGCGCCTATTGGTTCTCCGTATGGAATATCCCATATAGACGCTATAGTGAGCCATAATGTCGTTAGGGCTGGTAGAGCAATAGTTACAATGTATTTCAAAATATCATACGTTTTGTTACTGATTTTCATGTTTGTAAACCTCCCGTTTGAGCTCTTCTATAGCTTCTTTAATTTCATCTATACGTTTCCAAGCCGTATTTTGACTCTGCTCAAGGATGGTTACCCTCTCTATCATGTTATTGTGTTTTTCTACTTTCTTCTCGAGCTCTTCTATTCGGTAGTTGGTGAGTTTATTAGCGGCAAGAATACCTCCTAATGAACCCACCAACGTTCCAATTAAAGCCAGAACTCCAACTATTACTGTTTCTGACATTTTTTACTCCATATTATGTCGTCGGTATTGCCTGTATGTAATTTGCCCTATCGCTCCATCCGCTTGCGGCTTTGTAAGTGTCAACTGATTCGGCGGGTACATAGATTGAGCAATTTGTGGGTACCATAGAAAATGCGTTTGCACCTAAAGTCGGCGGCGTTGTTGCTCGACAAATGAAGTTTGTGATGCCTCGACAACCATTAAATGCCGAACTACCAATACTTGTCAATGTGCTTGGTAAATCAATACTTGTAAGGCTTGAACAATTTTGAAATGTGCTATTACCAATACTTGTCAATGCGCTTAGCGAGCCAATACTTGCAAGGTTCACGCAACTATAAAATGCGTTATTACCAATACTTGTCAATGCGCTTAGCGAGCCAATACTTGCAAGGCTTTGACAAGAATTAAATGCATTTTCGCCAATACTTGTCAATGTGCTTGGTAAATCGATACTTGCAAGGTTTTGACAACTATAAAATGCCATATCACCAATACTTGTAATTCCGCTTGGTAAAGCAATACTTGTAAGTTTTGAACAAGAATTAAACGAATCTTTACCAATACTCGTATAACCGTTCGGAATATCTATGTGGTTTAATGCCGAATTTAATTTAAATGCGCCCGTTCCGTCGGCAACATTCGCATTACCAGCCGGAACATTGACTGTTACTTTCGAGAAACCGTCCTTGTTATCTGCTGCTGCGGTGTACTCACCGTTTTCAATGATGGTCTTTTCTTCAAGGTCAAGAGTAATATCTTCAAGATTCTTAATAACCTTTGCCTTGTACTTCTCTTCTCTTGTTATCGGGGCCGGAATATCAACATCGTTCTGACCGCCTATAGCAAGAGCCATGCTCTTCATAAATTCTTCTTCACGAGTTTCAGGCTTTGGCATCTCAATATCTTCGCCAGCCATCTTGGCCCAAAATTTTTCCTTGTTTGATCTGAATTCCATTTTGAATCCTCCTTAGTTTTTTTTATTCTTCTTCGACCATATGACTAGCGTATTTACTCCAACCACTAGCAGATTTATATGCATTTAAACTTCCGGCCGGAACATAAATAACACAATCGTAAGGCATATTATCAAATGCCTTATTTCCCAACATCGGTGGTGTAGTTTTCTTAAGATGAAGTTCTTTCAAACCTGCGCAGTTATAAAATGCATATGCATTAATACGCGAAACTGAGCTCGGGATTGTTAGCGACTTTAAAGAGTTGCAGTTATAAAATGATCGATCGAGAATGTTAATAACTCCAATTGGAATCGTGAGTGATCTCAAAGCATAACAGTTGTAAAATGCTTGCATACCAATACTAGTAACTCCGTCTGGAATCGTGAGTGACTCTAAAAGATTACAGTTATAAAATGTGTCTTGGCTAATACTAGTAACAGAATCTGAAATTGTGAGTGACCTTAAAAATTTACAACCGATAAATGCAGCTACGCCTATACTAGTAACCGAGTCAGGAATAGTGAGTGACTCTAAAAGATTACAGTCTTTAAATGCGTTACCGCCGATACTAGTAACTGAGTCTGGAATCGTGAGTGACTTTAAAGAATTACAATAAGAAAAAGTTCCATCCCCAATACTAGTAACTCCGTCTGGAATCGTGAGTGACTTTAAAGCTCGACAAGTATTAAATGCGTTATGTCCAATACTAGTAACCGAATCAGGAATCGTAACCGACTCTAAAGCCGCACAACCAGTGAATGCGCTGCTACCAATACTGGTAACTCCGTCTGGAATTGTGAGTGACTTTAAAACCGCACAACCGCCAAATGCAGATACGCCTATACTAGTAACCGAGTCAGGAATCGTAACCGACTCTAAAGCCGCACAACCATAAAATGTATAGTCACCAATACTAGTAACTCCGTCTGGAATCGTGAGTGACTTTAAAGAATTACAATTATAAAACGCATAGTTATCAATACTAGTAACCGAATCAGGAATTGTGAGCGAATCTAAAGCTGCACAGCCATAGAATGCCCTATTACCTATACTAGTAACCGAATCGGGAATCGTAACTGACTTTAAAGCCCCACAGTCTTTAAATGCACTGTCGCCAATACTCGTAACTCCATCTGGAATTCTAATAGAATATAAATAGCCCTTAGCTACCGAATCTTCGACATTAATATCTCCAGAAATATCATTAACATTTATGGCGGCTTTAGCCAAGTAAAACTCTTCACGAGTTATTGGGTCAGGTGTGGATACGTTTTCACCAGCTATTTTAGCCAGAAAAGTTTCTTTTCGAGTTATTGGCGTTGGAACAGAAATATCTTCTCCACCTATTTTTGCCCAATAACGATCTTCTCTTGTTAAGGCATCCATTTTGAATCCTCCTATGATGTTGCTAATTTGTAACTTCCCGAAACATGCCATGTTCCGGCTGGAAGTGCGATGTTACCGGCTATTAGAGATGCCGCACTTGCTCCATTATAGGCTGCTACACCTCGAATATCTTGAGTTGTGGTTCCGCTTACCTCATATGCTGTTAAATCAACGAGACTACCGCCTGCTGTATTCGCAATCTTAGGTAAGTCGTCCCAGTCACCAACAACTGAATTTGACTCAGTACTGGTATTCTTTGTAAAACAGAAATCCAAAAATGCATAGCCGTTAAATGTGTAACTGTTATTCCAAACCATAGTGGTTCTTTTAATGTTTACCGTGAGCGGAGTGAATGAAGCACCACTTGGAGTCTGCCAAATAGCATTTCCGCTTACTCCGTCTACAGTTAATACCTTTCCAGCATCAGTAACAAAACTGAAATTAGGTATAAGTGCGTTACCGCCTTTCAAATATAACGGCGAAGACTGACCGTTAGGAACGACTATCTGTCTTGTTGTTTTCTGAGGCCAATCCCAAAATCTGAATGTAACACTTCCAGTTGTCAAAGACTCTACAAAGAAGTAATTGTTACCATATGTATCATGAAGTATTACGTTGTTGGTGTGTGCTGCGAGTAACTGAGAAAGGTTCGTATAATTAATATCAGAATCGTAATCGACAATCTGAGGAGCCGATTCGGTTATACCTTCACTAGAGAAATCGTAAATATAAATTCCACTGGGTGTACTCAGAGTCTGAGCTTCCCACTCTCCACTGCTATTAACCACTAAAGCCTTTCCAGAATCAGACGCACTTGCTGACGGAAGAAGACAATGGTCACTTTTAAACGTCGGTTGTAACTGATTAGGAGCAACAACAATCAGTTTACTAATTCTGTTCACCACATCAAGAAATCTGAATGAAATAGAAGCCGATGTGAATGTATCCAAGAAGTAATAACAATTTGCGGTTGTATCGTGAAGTATAATTGTCAAATTGTTTGGATAGTTAGTCAACAAACTACTAAGAGCACTATATGGCGGAATTCCGCTTCCAGGAGCTGTTCCAGTTGGGAAATTGTAAACCTTAACATTGTCCGAGGCTACATAACCACCAAACCATCCAATAACAGTTGTTTGATTCCAATCATTTGAATCCCATTCACCTGTGGTATTGGCTATACATTCATACAAATATGTATAACCGTCGTCTTCTTTATGTGTGCAAGCGTCACCAACTTCATAAAAAGAAGTTGAGTCGTATGCCTCAGCTATTGTAGTTGACAAGGAATCTGAAGTCTTTTCTGATTCTACATTAATCGCGTTAATAGCATTACGAATAGAACCTCTGACCTCTTCGCCATAAACAGCTTTGTCAATAGCTTCCAAATAAGGATCTATATTTGCCATTAAAAAATATCCTCCTTTATTAAGTAACGGATACTAACATGCCGTTTTTAAAAGTTAATCTTGTAGCTGCTCCCATAGTAAAGGTACCATCATAACCGCCGCTACATCCTCCATTGTTCGGATCAATCCAGAAATTGGTAGCTATATTATTGTTTCCGTTTATTGGACAATAGAACTGCCAAATATCATTTTGACCGTCGTACATCAACTTCGTGTTGAATACTCCACCAGAAGTTGTTTGTTTTCCGAAATTTATCGAAGTTGCGTCGTAACCGGCACCAATAATAAATGCGCCACTAGCACTTTGAGTTATTGAGCCTATTAGTTTGTCATTAGAGGTATGAACGTCCAAACCTGCATGATGAATATCCACACTGGTACTTGTTAATCCAGTGGATGAAATCGTAAATCCGGCAATTTCTCCATATGTAGCATTTAAATATCCGTTAGAGTCGACTTCGAATTTACCGTTACCTAAATTAATTTCACCGCTATTAATTGTGAGGGTTCCGGCATTAAGATTAAACACTACTTTGGAATTTACATCTCTGATAATGCCGGCTCTAATAACATCTCCGTTAAGAGTTCCACTGGTTATACGGTCGGCTACTATGGCTCCGTCCATTGTCATAGCCAAACCATATGTAGAACCACCATCATTAGAATATCCAAGACCATTAATATTCCACTTCCAAAGTTTAGTGGCGTGTGTGTAGTCTCTTGTGTTTGAAATATAAAAAGCATCAGTGCCATTTCCATCCTGAGTTATAGTTATGTAGCCGTTCGTGGCCTTATTCATAATCTCAGTGGCAGACGCTTTTGCTTCTTCCAATATTTCGTATTCGGTTGGAATTTCATCTATTTTCTTTAAGATATCATTGTTGATTGCATTGTTGACACTGGTGAAATTACCGCTTGAAACTTTGTCGCCAAGAGAGAATTGTGACGTCTCTGGCGCATCCAACGGTATCTCTAGCTCAGTGACTGGAAAATATCTATCTAGTCCGTGTGGTTTTGACACTACTCTAATCTTGTCAAGAAGCTTAACGGCTTCATAGTTTACGTCTAGATAGTTTAAATCCAGTGCACTGAGTTCGATACTTAAATTGTCAAACTGGGTTTCGGACAAATACTGTTTAGCCTTATCTAATAAGTTTTGCGCATCAGTAACATCATCCCAGTGTACAACTTTTTCAATCCAACCATACTCTTCAACAGCCTCGGAAACGACATAAATACTTCCCTGATTGACGCTGGCAACTGTTAAATATGCCTCGAGAGCTTCTATCGGGCTTTCGTCAAGTCTTGCACCCAGAGGAACAAGTACGGTTGCAAATTCGGTCGCATCCCAAGTTCTTGTAAAGTCAAGAAGGTTCTTACCAAACGTGATTTCCTGAGAATTAATATTGGGATAGTCGTCCAAATAGTCTAAATATCTTACACCATTTTCTTTTCTAACTCTTAAATGACCACCCAAACGATCGAGTAATTTATCGTTAATACACTCAATTGTTTTCTCATAGTTTGTGTATCGATAAAGAGAATCGTTAGGGTCAACAACCGTTACAATACCAACTGTAAACTGACGATTTGCGTCAACTTTTGCATTGTGAATGCCAACAAGAGCATTAAGAAAACCTCTTACAGTAATATCATGATACTCTGCTGGTGGTTGTGTGCTGTCATTAAAGAAAGCCAACTCACCTTCGCAAGTCAGCTTTCTATTATTCCAAAAATCTTTTTCTTCTGATAATACTCTACCGGCCCAGATTTCTTCATCGTTCTTACGTACTGAAATATCAGTAACCATACGAACGACGTAGTCGTATCCAACATTTGTCGGTGGTAAAGTAACAACTAACTGCCCGGCTGTATTATCGCTTAATGTTAGAGTCGGGCTTAAAACTTTTGTATCTTCCGATAAATATCTATCGTCGTAAATACAAAGATCATCTGCATAAATAGAATACATTATAAGCTACCTCGTCTAAAATCCATTGAAATCTTAGCGGCTCCATGGTCATTAGTTAAATAAAAATAAAAAACAGTTCGGTGATACATGATCATATCATCAAAACTGTAAACTCCACTTTCTTCAATGTTATGAACATGAGTTGTTCCTTGATCGATAATCGGAGTAATCCATCTAATAGCCATAGTTGCGCCAGCTTGAAGTTCTATTGTGAAAACAGGACGAATCGGAGCGCTACCTATTATGTTAACATTCATATCAAAACTTTTAGAACGGTCGTTCTGACTTAATTCTATGTTACTAAATTGAGTTAAAATAGCACCGTCAATAAAACTAAAAGGATCCCATAACCAATTTTCCGATTCTTTGACTTCTTCCGAAAACGTCTTATTACGCCATTTATACGGACCAACATCATAGTTGATTGTGATTTCGGAATAGTTTTTACCCGATTTCCACGAGCCGACTGAAAAACGACCCTCGTAATACCAATCTGGATCGTCTTCCAAATAAGCTCTCATTTTTTGACCATGAATGTAGTTCATTATTCTTGAATAAACTTTGAACCATTCTTCATGCGATGAAACCGGTTCATAAAAATCATTGACAACAATGAAATCTATTGAGCCTGTTCTATTACTATAAACCGGATAACCGGTTAGAGACTCGGTTAAATCGATTAACCCGTCTCCTCCCGGAATATCAACAGTTTTTACTTTAGGTGCTGGCGGTGCGAAAAACGGTCTAGTCTGGGGAACTAACTGCCAATCGTCCCATGTGTTTTTGTCTCCAAAAATTACTGAATGATACATACTACATTCCCCTTCCTATTTTGATTGTTTTAGCACCAAGCGCCTGATCTATTGGGTTTGCTATAGAACCAACAAGTGCTCCAGTATCCATTACGACCTGAAGATTTCCAACAATTCTGGAAAGGTCTGTTACTTGCTGACCTAAAGAGCCAATAGCGTCTACCACGTCGTTGTTATTGACTGGTAAACCATCCTGATAATTCGATAATCTAGCATTCATGTCCACACCAGCATTACCGGCAAGACCAACTGAATAGCTCTGATTGTCAAACATTCCATTCATAAGACCAATGCTATCTGTAACATCGGTTAAATCAACAACAGGTCTTATAGTCGGCTGAGCATCAATGCTATCGGTTAAAATATCTGATGCTTTCGATAACGTCTTAGACATTCCTTCAATGGAGTCATTACCAACACTTTCTGCGGCATCCACAATTCTTCCAGAATATTCATTGATACCAACGACGAGACCTTCGTCAAAATATCTACCTATTTCGGCAGTTACTTTTGATGGTGACGCAATTCCGTATAAGCCAAGAAGAGCGTCAATTGCGCTATTACCAGCATCTTCAACTGCATCAACCACAGTATCGGCGACGTCTTCAATACCTTGAACAAGACCGTTGATGATGTCTTCACCTGCTGAGACAGCCATATCCCATAAACCGGAAAGACCGTCTTCAATGGCAGTTATGACGTCAGAACCTATTGAAGTAATAGTATCCCAAGCACCATCAACGCCATCGCGAATCCAACCAATAATATCAGCACCTATGGATACGACATCGTTCCATAAACCGGCGATTGTTTCGATAGCAGCACCGATTAATTCTGCAACTGCATCAGTTAAATCATTCCAAGCTTCATATATACCGCTTACAATATTTGATACAAACTCTTTACCCTTAGTAAAAAATTCGCCGAGTTTTTCGCCGATAGTGCTTAAAGCACTACCAATTAAGTCTAAGAAACCAGCCAATAAATCAGCTGCGCCTTGAGCTAATCCTTCCAGAAAACCAGCAATACAATTTAAAGCCATTCCAGCAAATTTAGTGGATGGTGAGTGAATTCCAAGGAAATCACAAATTCCCAGCCATACAGCTGTCACTAAACCAATCGCAGCCTCAATTAACTGAGGGGTATAGGTTCTAATAGCATCAGCTAATCCATTAATAAGTGCTAATATGAATTCAAATATCTTATTAACTATTGTCGGTATCTGTTTAATAACCGCGTCAATCATGTTCATCAATGTCTCGACAACTAAGGTTACAGCTGAACCGGCGTTATCTCTAATAGCTACAAGGAGCATTCCAATCAACTGCATTATGTAGCCAAGTATCTGAGGTGCGTATTGAACCAGAGCGGCAAGAACTGCCGTTAACATAGCAAATACGGTTTCCACGAGTTTTGGAACTAATGTCTGAATGGAATCAAGTGCTTGCCAAGCTACTTCCGATAAACCTGCAAATATCTCTGGTGCTGCTTCAGCAAGAGCCTTTACGAAATCAAGTATTCCGTTAACAATCAAACCGAAACTTCCACCTAGAGCAGTTAAACCTATCGATAAGGCTGTAACGCCTGTGCCTAATAAGAATACAGACGCTGCAACTAATGCTAACGATACGCCAAATGCTAATATCAATGGACTAAGAAGACCGAAAGCAGCACTAAGCACTGCAATAGTTGTGAGAGTAACCGCCAATGTAATCAACGATTTAATAATCTCTTCAACTGACATGCTTCCTAATATTTTTAAAGCTCCAGCGAGAATGGTTATCGCAACCGCCATTACCGTCAATGCTGCTGCTCCGACAAGACCCATCGGTCCAATCATGGCTACAGCCTGAAGTGCCTGTATTGCCAAGAATAGAGCTGCAAACATCGCGCCAAGACCTTTGGCTATTTCCCATAGATCTAACTGTCCAAAATCACTTAATGCACTGGCTAATATCTTTATGGCTGCGGCTACCAATACTAATCCTGGGGCTGTCAAAGAAGCATTCTTCGGAACTCCTTTCATAGCAGCCATCATTATTGCAACTGCGATACCCATCGCTATAAGACCTTTAGCTAATTCGCCAAGATCCATTTGACCAAAGTCTTGTACTGCACTAGCCATTATCTTCATGGCCGCACCGAGTAATACTAATCCGAGACCAATACTAAACATGTGTTTTGGATCTCCGGATTTCCTAAGAAATACTCTGAGTTCTGTTAATAGAACGCCTAAAGCAAGTATACCCTGAACGGCTTGTCCAACTGACAGTGAACCAAGATCTTCAACAACACCTGCCAATATCTTTACTGCGGCCGCTAATAGAATCAAACTAGCTGTGGTTTTAATGCTCAACGAATCTTTTTCGTCGAATTTTTCCATAAAACCAAGAAGCATAAGCATTATCGCGCCTAAGCCAGTTACACCTATAGCAAGACCACCCCAGTCAAGATACGAAATCTCAGTTAATGCTGAGGCCATTATTCTTAATGCAACAGCAAATGAAATTAGACTTGCTGTTCCTTTGACCATTTGTTGTGGCTTTGTTGATGAAAGCTGATTCGTGGCGAACACAACCAGCATTATCATTCCAGCCATACCAAGAAGACCTTTGGCCATTTCGTCCCAGTCAAGTTCGGCTAGTTTCGCAACACTTCCAGTCAGGATTCCCAACGCAGTACCGATAGAAATTAACAGTGCAATTTGAGATGGATTAACAGCTCTAATATTTTTGCCAACAATATTAAATGCCCACATTAACTCGACGAGTTCCATCGTTATCGTACCAAGAGCAGCAGAAAGCTTTTGCTGGTCGATCATAGTTAATGCTATAATACTGGCAGTTATAAGAGCTATTGATGTAGCTATGGATTCCAGTGTCTTGGCTTTAATCTGTTTCTGAAACAGGACCATAGTGGTTCTCATTTCATCCATCATACCTTTAAGAGAATCCATTACTCCCTTGGCTTTATCGACAGTTGCGCCCATATCGTCGAACACACCGGTTAATGAATCGAGCATGTCTCGAAGCGTGAGAACTGTTGTAGCTCCCAAAGCACCATTAACCAGAGATAAGGCTCCATCAGCGTCAATATCTTCCAAAGAACCAACGGCATCACCAACTGCTCCGGCTACGTCTTCGACAAAACCGAACAGTACACCAGCGATGGTCTTTATGAGTTCCCAGAAAGTTGACAAAATATCTCTGAAACCTTCAAAGAAATCAGCAAGAGGACTTAACGCATCTTGAACTTTGTCAGAGAAAGATTTTGCTCCTGATGTGTCTATATCGGCAAACCCACCAAAAACATCTTTCAATGTCTCAAGAAGTGCTTCGCCTTTCTGCTTTAAAGAATCAAACACATCACCGATTGACAAACCAGTAATAGTTTGGAATACAACGTTTATTGTTTCTGGTATTTCTTTAATGAATCCAATGAAACCTTTGACGAATATCCATAAATCATCGAGATGTGAAACAACAAGCTGTACGAAACTAACTACAGCACCACCAAGAGCGACGAGTGCTTCTATAATTGAATGTCCTGTGAGTGACTCAAATGCTTCGTTAACTTTTATCGGGACACTAATAATGAATCCAAGAACGTTCTTAATACCGTCAATTATTTCACTACTATGCGCTCTTACAAAGGCATAAAGTTGTTCTATCTTTTTGAGTAGTTTATCAATCGCCACATCAATTCCCATTCCAGTTAATTCACGGA